ATATCGTACATGGGATCGGTTATCAATCTTGAAAAGCCTACTGGTGGATCCGACATCGAGACTGATGACGAACTGCGGGAGCGTGTTTACTACGCTCCGTCTGGATACAGTGTGGCAGGTCCTGTTGAGGCTTACGAGTACTGGACGAAAGCATATAACACGTCGATAGCGGATGTTAAAGTCCTGTCACCAGATCCCGGAGAAGTAGTTGTGGAATTTATCCTTGACGGCGGCGAGTTGCCGAACGCAGCCATGATCAGCGATGTCGAGGACTTCCTTGACGATGAGACCAAGCGCCCGCTGACAGATACACTGACAGTGCAGGCGCCGACAACTGTGACTTACAACATCAGCATGACATACTACATCGGGAAAAAAGACAAGGCGTCTGCCACAGCAATTCAGGCCAAAGTCGCGCAGGCTGTCGATGCTTATGTCGAGTGGCAGGGCACTAAGATCGGCCGGGATATCAATCCGGATGAATTGATCAAGAGAGTCGTGGCGGCAGGGGCCAAGCGCTGCGTGATCCTGATGCCATCTTTCACTATAGTGGCGGAAGATAAGCTACCTGTGCTTGGGAGCAAGATCATCAACTACGGAGGGCTTGAGGATGACTGATCTCTATGATGCCCTGATTTCCGATAGTTGGAATCGCGCCAGCCCGAAAATACAGGCTTACGCTTACGCGATAAAGCAGGCCATCCAGATGGTCATGGATATGGATCTCCGGACGCTGACATACGCTGATATCGACAGCCTGTCGGAGGAGACGCTGGATCAGCTGGCCGCAGATAACCGGGCGATGTACTACGACGAATCGCTTCCGGTTGAGAAGAAGCGGGACATCGTGAAACGGAGTCTGATCTGGTACGGACAAGCCGGCACGGTCGGCGCTACAAAGGAGCTGCTGGAGACGATCTTCGGCGGCGGCACGCGCCTGATTGAAAATCCATACGGGGATCCGTACACATTTGATGTCGAGACAGACGGCCTGATCACAGAGGAGATCCTGCACGACATTGATAAGATGCTGGCGGATGTCAAGAATGTCCGGTCGCATCTGGGGCAGCTGAAGCTTGTCACCGATGCGGATCCGCGTCTGTATGTCGGAATCGTAACATCAGAAATTATCACATGGGCCACATCAGAAAGCGCGATCATGCCGGATGTCTGGCCGGACTTACTGACTGACGAAAACGGCACGACGCTCCTAGATGAGAACGGGGCGCTGCTGCTTGATGGAGGATGACGATGAGTTTACTTACTCCACGTTTAACCGAAGAAGGAATTTCCATGGTAGTCGCCGCACTGAACGGCGACTCTATTACTTTTACGCGGGCTGTGATCGGCAACGCCACCACAGCGCCAGCGAATCCCACACAGCTGTCTGATGTAGTCAGTCCGATGGTCACGGCATCCTTCACAGCCATAACTGAAGGAGAGAACTTCGTCACCCTTGCGGCTGTTTTTGACAATCTGGAAGTAGTGACAGGTGCTTACGCTTCAGAGCTTGGCCTGTATGCAAAAGATGAGAACGACAACGAACATCTTTATGCATACACATACGTTTGGGAGAACGCGGACTACATCCCTGCACACGACTCAGGCAGAACCGTTCAGATCCAGATGACCATCGTCGTCGCTGTCGGTGACGCTGAGGATGTTGACGCTGTCTTGGTTGATGCCGCGGCATATGCGACTCGCGAAGAGTTTGAGGACCATATCAACGATCAGAGCAACCCGCATAATGTCACCAAAGAACAGGTAGGACTGGGCCTGGTTGAAAACAACTACTTCGTCGATAACGACATCGTGGTTGATGAATTGGCCACAGCCGCAAACGTTGCGACCGGCGATACGCTCCGACAGGCAATGTCGAAAATCTGGTATTGGATACAGAAGATCATCAATGGTACTGCTGGGTATATCCCGACGTCTGGATATGGGAACGTTGACATAACAATGGACAGTCCCGGAGTTACTGGCGATATATGCTTTAAAAACACAGAAAATACACCGCATGGCATCGGCGGACTCATGTCTGGTAATGATGGTTGGCGAGTTGTAGGCGCTGGAGATCTTACAGTCAATCCGAATAACAATGGCAACTCCGAAGGAAAGGACTGTGGATATCTTGAAATCGCAACTGCCGATAACGGGAATGAGCCTATTCTCGTAAGGCAGTATATAAACGGTCCGGATACATTATTTACGACTGTGCAACGCACCTTGTTTCTGCTAGACAACGAAGGCAACACACGGCTTCCGGGGGATCTTAAGCTATATGGCGGATATCACGGCATAAAATTCAGCGAAGCTGTGAGTCCCAATAAGGTCGGAGCTACTACGGGTGACGGCGGCTATATTGGCTTGGTCCTTGAAAATGGAAATAATGCTTTGGAAATTGGCGTAGCCGATGAAGGCGATGAGCCAATTGTCGCACGCCAGAGAATAAGTCGAGGAACAACCGGAGTGGGCATTGATGGCGTATGGTCATCCATCCCAATCAGCCGGACAGCATACCTTTTGAATAACGTCGGCAATACGATCTTCCCAGGCTCGTGCACCGCAAAATCGCATCCGACATCATCCGATCTTAAGAAGAAGGATGTCCACGGAGACGTGGATCTTCAGACGGCTGAAGCCCTGATCATGGGTCTGCAGCCGATTTTTTATAACTTCAAAGGTGACTGGAAAGAGTCAGCCGGATTTGGTGCGCAGGATGTTTACAAGCTGACGCATGAGATCGGCCTGAAAGATAACGGCCTGTATCGTGCAGCCCTGAAGCCGGATGAGGACGGAAACGCTGAGGGCATCGAATATCACGATTCGGATATTGAGGCCCTTGATGACTCAGATCTTGAATGGAACCTGAACTACACAGAATTCATCCCGTATCTGGTAAAAGTCATTCAGAACCAGCAGAAGCGGATTGACGCACTGGAAGAGAAACTTATGGAGGTGATCACATGCCTGCAGTAAAGATTACACAGAAGCCGATCGGCATCCCCGGAGATGACACGCATTTCCTTGTCACTCAGCCGGAACTTCCTGAAGGCTATACTCCGACCGGACAGGAGACGGAGGAAGAGCTTGCGGAGCTGAAGGTCGAGTCCGTCCGTGAGATCGAGATGGATGACATGGTCGAACTCATCCAGGACAAGCTCGACATGGATGTGACGCCCACGACAGGTTCCAGCAAGCCGGTGACGTCCGGCGGGATCAAGACGGCACTGGATGCCGCCGATGCCGAGATAGGTGAATTAAAGGAGAATTTAAATGAAAACGTTTCTGAATTAAAAAATGATTTAGACGAAAATGTTTCTGATTTAAAGAGCGCAATAATTGCGGTCAATGGTGACATTGGGAGAACAGAGAATGCGATTCTTGCATATAGTGAAAATCTCTGGAACGCTTCGGGTTTTGTCAATGGCGAGTATATAGATTCTAATGGCACGGTTGTTAAACATGCGTCATTCATGCGGACTGGATATGTCCCAGTAAATCCGAGCGATAAACTGTGGTCATCCGCAGTCATGCTCCACGTTGCATGTTTCGACAAAAGCCGGAAAATTGTCAGTGGTGGGACTGACACGCAGATTTCGATAGGTACATCATTCACCGTCCCGGATGGCTGTTTTTATGTGATACTGACATTTTACGCACAGCAATATACCTTAAACGGGAGAATCAACACAGGAGCATCGTTAATTCCGACCGCTACACCATATGCAGAATATGTTAATGGTGACAACATTCTGTATAAAAACGAACTGCTCGGCGATTATCTCGATGCACAATTAGACGCAAAGGCGAATATAGATTCTGGTAAAAACAAATTCAATAGTGGAACAGATAACAAAAAATTAGGAGTAATCGTCGGCACTAACGGTGCGTTGTCTGCAAATGACTCATACAATGGGTATTTCATGCCGATTAAGGGCGGCACTACAATAGTCTGTAATTTTGCATACGCATATCTCGGTTTCTGTAGTGCGTACAACGACATCTCAACTATGTCGGCAGGCGATACGCTTAGCGGTTGGATATCAAGGTCAGTGCCAAGCGTTATCGGCGAAAATATATCTGTTCCTGCATCAGCGAATTATATGTTCGTTGCCACACAGCCAGACAAAGCATCTAAATTGCAGATTGAAATTGGAACGGCTGTCACGTCCTACAGACCGTACAAACAAGGTGTTCCAGAAACCGAGATACTTTGGGAACAGAGAAAATACGTAGTTGGTTCTGACTACACGTATAAAACAATTCAGAGTGCGATAGATTCATCAGATGACGGTGATATTATCCAGATTATGCCGGGGACATATGACGAGGCTGTCACAATTCCGGGTGCGACTGGAGATGTCCACACGTCCACAAAAGACCTGCATATTGTCGGTTTTAATCGTGACGAGTGTATTTTGACACATGATATTGGCGATTATTACACGCCGCCGCTTGAAATAGCAAGTGGTTTCGTG